CGCATACCCACCGACGCGCCTACCTTGAACCCGTGCGTATGCCCGCGCCTGCGTGGGTGTGTGTGTGCGGGTGCGCGTGTGTGCGTGCGTGCGCGTGCGCGCGCGCGAGGTAGGGGTGGGGGGGGTGAGGGGGTAGGGGTCTCGGCGCGAGTACCCTTCAGTTAATTAAGACACATCCGTAGTTGCGCCGTATTTTTTAAGGGCGAATCATCATCCCTCGCGACCATACGCCCGGCCTATGCGGTTCTCCGAGTTCAGCTCGTAGTGCGTGTACGACACGGTTGACCGCCCAGCCGGACCACTTACCGCGCCCTGTCTTATTGCTAATGCGTCTCGCATTGAACATGAGCGCAATCGTCTTGAAGTTAAGCCCGTTATCATGCAAGCACTTAGCGACATATTGCCAGTATCGTTCGGCTGGGTTCTCGACTATGCGCTTGTTACTATCGACCATCTTACCGTAGGGCAGCATCCCGCCGACGCGATAGCCCTGGGCTTTGCGTTCTTTAAGCTTAGCTTTGATGAGCGTGCTGATTGGCCAGTAGCCTTTTTCGCCGTGAGCTTTTGGGTGGCAGCGGTCGCACAGGGGGACGGTTTTTGTACCACCGAGGGACTCTGGGACAACATGGTGCTGATGGGTGGCGACTTTGCCACACTCAAAGCATTTAGCCATGGGCGTGAGTTTACAATGGGTAAAGGAAATGGCGGTAAGGGAATCGAGTCTTTTTGCTGAGCAAGTGTACCCAGTGAATAGAGTTGGGTGCGTTTACTGTAAGTTTCGCTACTCGGAGATAGTGTTTGAGTTGATCAGATTGCAGATAGTGGTGAGAGCTTTAGTAGCGGTGTTTCTATCTACTCACTCTAGTCTACTCTACTCTACCTAGGTTGGAGCTATCACAGGCGCATGGAGTAGAGGGTTATTGGTGGTCATCTAGGAAAGCATAGTTTGGGATCACCGTTCTCAACTAGGAGGACAGTGAATCAAACTATGCAGAAGAAACGTCATCTGAGGTTTCCGCAAAGCCGAGTCCTGTATTGCTACAGGATGGGATGGTCAGAGCCCTTACCCGTTTAGTCTCTGTCTGGTCGCCCGTGTCCTAGCCGCTTGGGGAGCTACTGTTTCAAGTCCCTGGCCGCTTTTGCCCATTTCTGGGCATCTGCTACATCACCCGACCTAACGGATGATTTCGGATGGGTTCACTAACTCAAGTCACCGATGCTGCTTTGCCAACATTGGGACTTTGTGGGTCGTCAAAAAAATTAAACCGTTGCCGCGAGTGGGTCATCCCAGTCGCCCTGGACCTTACGGTATCCAGGCACTCAATGTAGTAGTTGGTAGTTCCCCACACTGACTACCCGCCATGTGGATCGTAACTAAGGCAAGCTTACCGCAGATTGAAAAAAGCCGTCTAGAAAATAGAGCATTATTTTTGCAATCGATTTGCCCCTCCCCTGATAGGTTTGATTAGCCATGTTAAAGTATGAGGAGGGGATCGTTTATCTGAGACAAGTGTTGCCCATTGAGCTTGGCGAGCTAGAGATTCGTCAGCCGGAGCTGCGTATGTGGGCTGTTTGTCTATCGCAAGCGATTGCCGGAGCGGTTGGGCTGATTAGGTGTGACGAGCTTAAAAGCTATCGGTCGCTGGATAGGTATTGGTTGATACGGGATAGGCGACAAGTGGTGGGAAGCTGCAACTGGATATGTGAGATGCTTGGGGTGAGCAGGGCCGAGCTGGTGTCGTTTGTGTGGAAGAACCGGCATGTATTGAGGCGTAACCCCTACAGGCTGCGGGGTATTAGTAAGTGACTGATAAGTCTGACAATGATCTTGAGATAGATGGGATAGCCTGGAAGCGGATTCCGGGGGTGAAGTACGGGACTGATTTCTGCCGTTATCTTGCGGATGCCAAGAAGGCGGGCATGAGTAATGAGGCTGCGTTAGCTGAGTTATTCAAATATTCGCTTTGGTTCCTTGTTTATTTTGGGATGCGGGTATCGATAGCTAATGACCCGTGGTGGGTGAAGGCGTGTCTTGATGTTCAGAATGGGCCAAGGACCAATACGCTAGACCTCTGGGCGCGAGGTCACGGGAAGACCACGATTATCACCCAGGGTGAGACCATCCGGCAGTTATTGAACGATCCCGAACAGACGATAGGGATATTCTCTTATTCAAGACCGGCTGCGCTTTCTATCATGCGCGGTATCAAATCTGTTCTTGAAAACGGCACGCTCCTAAAGGCTTGCTTCCCGAATATCTTGTACCAGGACCCGCGAACTGAGGCGGACAAGTGGTCAGAGACGGATGGGCTTATCGTTAAGCGTAAGGGCTTTTACAAGGAGGCATCGCTTGAGGCCTGGGGTCTTGTCGAGGGTATGCCTACAGGTAAGCACTTTAGCGGGCGAATCTATGACGACGTTGAAACGGCGGACTTGGTGAATAGCCCTGATGTGATGGCGAAGCTGAAAGATACGTTCGACATGTCTCAAAACCTTGGGACTATGAGCGGGTGGCATAAGGTAATTGGAACGACGTACCACCATGAGGGCTTGCTTAATACGCTCCGTCACCGTGTCACAAGTGAGGGCAAGCATGTTTATACAACGAGGGTAAAGCCCGCAACGGTTGATGGCACGCCTAATGGCGCTAGCGCTTACTTACCGGAGGATGTGTTAGCTGAGCTTCGTATCAATAGGCAGATGTTTTATTCCCAGCAACTCTTAGATCCTACTCCCCAGGGGACTCAGAGGCTCGACCCTACGTTGTTGAAGGAAGTTAGCCCCGCTCAGGTTCCGAGCCGGATCTTTAAGTTTATGGCTGTAGACCCAGCGGGTGAGCGCAAGAGCGATAAGCGTCAGGGTGACAGTTGGGCTCTTATGGTTGTGGGGGTTGAGCCGTACCGGGATGACCTTGGAGCAAGCAATATCTACATCCTCGATGCCATCATTGAGCCGATGACTGAGGCTGAGGCTATGGACAATGTTGTTCGCATGTTCATGAGGAATGGTCAGGTCAGGCAGATTGGAGTTGAGAAGGTGGGTATTTCGACGGCTGAGGTACATGTTGCCAAGGCCTTACATGCCCGTGGGAGATCCCTTACAGTCGAAAATGGAGGGTTAGTGGTGCTTCGACCTGCGGGTAGGAGCAAGCAACAGCGAATTGAGGGTGCCTTACAGTGGCCCTTACTGAACGGAAAGATACATATCAGCACGGCTGTACCGACTGCTTACCGCGAGCGATTGAAGTTGGAGATGCAAAAATACCCTTACTGGCACGACGATGGACTGGATTGTTTGTCGTACTTTTTCGATCTGATTCGCGACTATAGGTTCGGCAAGTTTAGCGCCACACCGGACCGCTCGAAGTGGGATGCCTGGGATGATGAAGGTTCAAAGCCGCGTCGTTCTAATTCGTGGTTGTATGTATGAAGGGGCTAAAGAAGCTATCTCGATTTGGTTTAGGTAGAGCGGCTCACGGGCATATCGCCTACTTGAATGACGAGTCTGGCCTCGGCCTTTGTTCAACTGATGCTGGGCACACCCATGACATAGCTTTTCAGCCGCCTGTAGACCCACAGTTTGATGAGATGGGCAATCAGGTCTCGCCCGGCGCTCCTGGCTCATGGATAGTCCAACCGGCGCTTGACGGACACACTCACGAGATTCAGGAGTATGTAGTTCGCCCAAGCAAAAAAAAAGAGGATGACGCTCAGATACTTTCAGATATTAAAGAACTCTTTAAGACAGGGCGAGAGCTTGAAAGGGAAAGTCTCAAGAAGGCCAAGCAGAGCGAAGACTTCTATGCGGGCAAGCATTGGGACGACGCTGAGAAGAGCAGGCTTGAGAGCCTTAGTCGTGCTGCGGTCACGATTAACAAGATTGAAAAGAACGTTGATACGATCACTGGGATACAACGTCAGGAGAGAACGGATCTTAGGTATGTTCCGCAGGAGGGTGGCGACCAAAAAGTAGCTGACCTACTTAACGTTGCGACTAAGCATATTCTCAATCGCTGCTACTTTAGCAGGGAGGAGAGCGCTGCTTTTGAGGATGCAGTCATCGCGGGTCGCGGACTGCTAAATGTTTATGTGAAGTTTGACCAGGACCTCCGCGGTGAGATCGTCGTTGAAAAGTTCCCTTACCTCGATGTTGTTTTTGGTCCGCATGAGAAGGTTGACCTTTCAGACTGTGAGTATCTCGTAAAGCACCGCTGGTTCTCAAAAAGCAAGATTACCCAGCTCTGGCCGGATAAGGCGGAGGACATTCAAGTAGACTTTGATGACTATATTGTAGACGATTCGTCGGTTCAGTATCAGTTCGATAACTATGCGCACGGCACAAAGGTGCAGACCGTTGGCGACGATGTGATGGTCAATATCGCAAAGAAGGAGTATCGAGTCCTAGAGTGCTGGCGCAAGGTTTACGAGACTGGCTCGGTCATAGCTAATGCGGCAGAGGACTTCTACTTCAACGCGTATGGGTGGGACAGCAAGGACCTAAAGAGCGCTCGGACCATACCGGGCTTCTACGTTGTTGAGCAAAATATCACTAAGTTCAGAGTGACTAAGGTTGCTGGTGGCGTAGTTCTCTCGGATGAGTTCCCAGCTCAGCTACCGGCAGACGAGTTCTTCATCATTCCAATATACGCAAAGAAGCGTGGGTACGATTTTTGGGGCAAGGTCGAAAGCGCCAAAGACGCTCAGATGTATATCAACAAGAACTACTCTGCTGCCCTGGATGTGCTTAACAAGTGCGCCAACTATGGGTTCTATATCGATAGCAGCACTTTCCCTGACAACGAGAAGGAGAAGTTCAAGCGACTAAGCTCAAGCCCTGGCTTTGTTGTTGAGGTCAACGATGTGAATCGTCCGCCTGTTAAAGTTGAGGGAGTGAAGTTTCCAGGTGAGCTTATCCAGATGATGCAGGTTGGCGAGAGTCAAGTTCTGGATCAGATGAACATTCAACTCAATCCTAACGGGGCTAATGAGTCGGGCAATCTGTTTGCACAGCGCCGAAATCAAAAGTTGCTTGGTTCGGAGTATCTCTTTGACAATCTCTCTTTTGCTAAGCAGAAGCTTGGGCGTCTCTTAGTAAAGCTCATTCAGCGGTACTACACCCCTGACCGCATTGTGCGAATTGTAAGAAACGTCAACTCGAAGGAGCCGGTTGAGATAGCTGGTGAGCCGTTAGATCAGTTTACGGATGAGGACATCCTAGTTCTGCTGCAAACGGCAGACCTTGAGTATTACGACGTAGAAGTCACTGAAAGCAACTGGAGCCCAAGCATGAGGCTGGCTACCTTCCAGCTACTTTCTGAGATGGCTCAATCCGGTGCTCCGATTCCTCCAGAAGCTATGTTTGAGTTTGCTGACATGCCATCCGATGTGAAGAAGAAGCTCACCAAGATGATGGAACAGCAAGGGCAAGCCCAGGCGAGCGCTGATCAAGCGAAGGCTGATGCTGAGATTCAAAAGACGCTTATAGCGCAGGGTCAGATTCCACCTGAGGTGGCACAAAAGTTTCTCCAAACACCGCAACAACAAGATTTACCCCCGACGGAGGCCAATCAAGGTCCGGGGATAATGTAGGTGATGGATGGAAAATAGTGATGTAACCAACAGCGAAGTAACTCAACAGGGAACGAGTCCCGAGTACGTTGAGCTTCATGAGGCTAGTGATGACGACATTTCGGCGTTCCTTGAAGGAGCGCCCAATAGAGAGTCGGCACAACCTCAAGCGGAGCCTCAGCAGCAAGCGGACCCCGTAAAGCAAGAAACACAGGCCGAGCCGCCCCAAGAGGAGCCAAAACCCCAGGATGCTGTAGTTAGCAAAGAGGAGTTAGAGGCAATTCGTAGGCAGCTCGAAGGACAGGAACTACTGTTAAAACGACGGACAAGCGAGATTGGAGAGCTTAAGAGGCAGTTCCGAGAGTTCGTAGAACAGAAGTCTCAAAACTTAGATGAAAAGTTCTTAGAGTCACCTACGGAGGCCCTGAAGCAAGCGCGACAGGTCGAGATGGCTCAGCAGAAACTTCAGGAGTTAGAGGCGGAGGAACAGAATCTTACTAACGTTCACCAAGCGCAGGTTCTTTTAGCGCATCATGTTGGGCCAGATGGGCTTGATGCAGAGGCTATTGCTCAGTCGCTTAGCGACGACCAAATGCCTCAGGAGTTTATTCAAAGCTTTTTGAAGAACCCCTATCAAGCAGCCCTTCCAGAAACGCTAATACAGCTTGCTAAGCGGGCGAGTGCTGAAAAGAAGGCTAGACAGATGGAAGAAGCCTTACAGCAACTTGTTCCCTATACGCAAAAACTGTTGGAGGAGCGAAAGCAACTCCCGCAGCATGTGCTGAAGAACGTGCAAAGCGCTCTAAGACAGGCACCGCAGGTCACTGGGTCTGCTGGTGGAACTGGACAGTTGGGTGGAAACCGAGCTGTAGATCCCGCATTGATGTCTGATCAGGAGTTACAGGAGTTCCTAAAGGGTAATTAAACTTTTTAGGAATTAAAATGGCTAAAACCACTTTTAGTACCTCTGATGCTTTAACAAAAAAAGCATGGGAGGAGAAGCTCTTTCGCGATGTTGTGAAGGAGTCGTATTTCAGTAAGTTCGTTAGCTCAGGCGCGGACTCGATTGTAACGGAAAAGACCCAGCTCTCAAAAGATAAGGGAGACGAGGTTACGATTGGACTTCGCATGAGGCTCCAAGGCGCTGGCGTTACAGAGGGTCAGACTCTTGAGGGTAACGAGGAGAAGCTCTCTACATTCAGCATGAAGCTTGCGCTCAAGCAATATCGTCACGCCGTTCGTGATGATGGAGCTATGAGCCGTAAGCGTGCGATGTTTGAGATCAGCGCTGAGTCTGAGGCTGCGTTGAAGGACTGGATGTCTGAGAAGATAGACCAGCTTCATTTCGACGAACTCGGAGTTGGATCTGGTGCCGCAGCTAACCCATCCAAGATTTTCTACAAGACTTCTTCGGGTGTTTTGGCTACTGGCACTGCTGCCACGGCTAAGTCTGGTCTTACGACCGCTGACGGAAAGCTTACGCTTAACATGTTGTCGTTCTTGAAAGCATGGGCTCTTACAGGCGGAAACCGCTCGTATGTTCCCCTTCGTCCGGTAAAGATCGAGGGCAAGCCGTACTACGTTCTGCTTACGCATCCTGATGCAGTTTACGACCTTCGGGTTGATTCAAACTTCCAGCAGGCTATGCGTGATGCCGAGGTCCGCGGTTCCGATAACCCATTATTTACGGGGGCGTTGGCAATTTGGGACGGTGTAGTCATTCATGCGCATGAAAATTGTGCGATTGCTACCGACTCTGGTTCCAGTTCAAACGTGCCGTGGGTTAAGTCTGTCTTCCTTGGAGCGCAAGCTTTGTGCGTAGCATACGGCAAGCGTCCTGAGGTTACACAGAAGACCTTCGATTACGACAATGAGGAAGGGTATGCGACTGGAGTTATCATGGGAGTGAAGAAGAGCATATTCAATTCACTCGACTATGGTTCGCTTGGCGTTTACCTGTCTCGTACTAACGTGGCTGGCAGCTAATAGGAGGAGAAGAAGATGGCTACATTTACTACTACTAAAACTGCCTCTGGAGTTCAGCCTCGCGGGGATATTGATATTAGCTCAATTACGGGCGAGTTCACGATCCCTTCGGGTTTTGCCACCAGTGACATTGTGCAGATGATTAAGATCCCTAAGGGCGCTACCGTTCAGGAGATAATCGTCTCCTCTTCGGCTGGCGTGGGAGCTACTGCAAACTTGTCAGTTGGTGACACTGGTAATGCTGCTCGTTATGTCGCTTCAACGGCATTTACGGCTGCAACGCTGGCTCGTCTCGGAGTCCATGCTGGTCATGGCTTCGTTACAACTGCGGATGGAACGATTGATGTAACAGCAGTGAGTATCGCTACCCCGACAGCGGGAACAGTGATTCGCTTGACTGCGATTTACACCATGAACTTCTAGTTAATTTAGGGGAGGGCCTCGTAGTGGGGCTCTCCCCGTTTCTTCTTAGGCAATATGGCTGCATCTGATTACGATTTTAACGTCACTCGCACTGAGATTATTGAGCGTGCATATCGAATAATTGGCAAGCTATCGGTCGGGGATACCCTTTCTGCTGAGATGCTTAGTCAGGCCATTATTGCTCTTAACTCAATGGTCAAGAGCTGGCAAAGCAAGCATGTCTTTCTCTGGACTGTAAGGGAGTTCACTCAGTCACTTTCGGCTGGTATAGCTAGCTACTCGTTAGCTGCAAGCGATCCTCCAATATACGCTATCGACCGGGCTTACCTCAGAATTGATAACATGGATCGAAGCGTAGATGTTGCCTCGTGGCGACAGTACGTTGACATCGTTAGAAAGGATGCGCCTGGCGACCCCTCCGTTGTTGCCCTCAATAGTCAGCTAGTGCCAACCATGTATGTATGGCCTGTGCCAACTCAGACTCGCACTCTCTACTATACGGGGGTCGTAAAGCTGAAAGATTTTGACACGGCGGGTGGCAATCCCGACTTTCCGGTTCGCTATGTAGAGGCTCTGACATTTGGCTTAGCTCATAAGTTAGCATGTGAGTACGGACTGTCGATTGCGGAGCGGCGAGAGTTGGAGCGCCAATATCAGAGTGAGTTTGCTGAGGCTAAGACAGGAGAGCGCGAACGCGCTGAGTCTGAGTTTGTAGAGGGAGCTTATAAATAATGGCTACTGCGGTTCAAGTTGAGGCACTTTGGAATGGGCTCACTGATAATAGTGGGAACCCGCTTGGCGCAGGCAAGGTCTATACTTACTATGCTGGAACAACTACTCCGGTTTCTCTCTTTACTGCCTCTGACAAAAGTCTGTCAGCTACTAATCCTCTTATTCTGGATGGCTATGGACGGGCTCAGGTATGGGCTGACGGGCGATATAAGTTCGTAGTTAAGACTAGCGCCGATGTTACTCTCTACACTCTTGATAATCTTCTCTATGGTTTCGACGATTCGACGCTTCTGTGGGGTGCCCTCTCAACTGGGTCTGCCTCCGCTCAAGTAGTAAGTGTCCCAGCTACAATAACCGCCTATGCTAACGGTCAGCGAGTCTCGTTTATCGCAGGATATACCAATACCGGCGCAACAACGCTTCAGCTTAACTCGCTCTCAGCGGTCAATATAGTTAAGGGGCCGCTTTCAGTTGCTCTCCAGGCGGGTGATATACGAGCTGGTCAGCTTGTAAACTGCACCTACTATGGCGGTTCATTCAGGTTGGAGGAGTATCCGACAGTTTCGGATGTCCAAAAGAGCCGTGCCCTATTAGCCAGTTCTGTATCCGGTGGAACTACGATTACGGCTAGTCTGACTCCGGCGCTCGATGCTTACGAGACGGGCTTATTGGTTCGATTTAAGGCTATAGCTGACAATTCAGGAGCAGCTACTCTCAATCTGAATGGATTGGGTGCTAAGGCAATTCAATATAACGGAGCCGCGCTCGTTTCGGGCGATATTAAGACTAACAACTGGGTGCAGCTAGTATATGATGGCACTCAATTTCAGCTTCTTAATCCAGCCAATGCGGCTGCAACCTGTTGGGGTGGTACTTCGGCGGGTACCTCTACTGCCTATACAATAAATGCTTCGCCGTCCATTACTGCATACGCAGCAGGTCAGACGTTCCTCTTTATTGCTCATACGGCTAACGGTGCTACCCCAACCCTGGCTGTCAGCGGCGTCGTTCCTGCCAAGACAATTCAGTACAAGGGCTCTGCTTTGGTATCCGGCGAGATTCAAGCAAATCAATTCGTAGAGGTAGTCTACGATGGAACAAACTTTCAGATAATAAACGATCCTGGTACTGGTGCAGCTCGACTGTCAACCGCTAGCGTGGCGCAGCTTCAAGACGGTGGCGCTATTTGGGGCGGAACATCGAGCGGAACGAACGCTATTACTTTTAGCACTACGCCTTCCTTCACTGCCTATGCCGCAGGACAGGTTTTTAGATTTCTTGCCGGTGGTACTCCAACGGGTGCCACGACGGTGCAGATCAACGGAATAGCTTCACCGAAAACCCTCCAACGGGGTGGCAC